AACAAGGTCTACGCCTTCGAGATCGACCTCCGCGGCCGCAAGCGCTATCTCAAGCCGGTGATTACCTTCGGCGGTTCGACGACGGCCGTCGGCTGCGTCGCGATCCTCAGCCGCGCGGCCGAGTCGCCGGTGACGACCGCGCAGCGCAGTCTCGCGTCGTCCCTCGGTGGCGTCTGCCGCATCTAGTCCTCACCTCCTTTGGGGGAGGTCGTCGGCTTCGGCCGGCGGCCTCCCTTTGGAGTCGCGAATGATCGACGGCCGCAACTTCCACTTCCGGCTCGCCTACGTCGGCGACTGCACGCTCGGCCTTATGCAGTCGGCGATCGTCGACACGGACGGATACTCCGAGGCGATCTGGCTTGCGACCTATACCCTCGATGCCTCCGGCGTGCCGAAGCCGGAGGTGGGCACGTTCACCATCAATGGCGACGACGATCCCGCGATGGGTTCCTCGTCGGCTCTATTCTCGGCTGGCTCGACGCTCCTCACGAACGGCGCGACGTCTACGCTGCCGGAGGACGGAGAACTGAAGGTCATCTCGATCGCCGTATCGAGAGACCGTCCAACGCGGCGATACCAGCGAGCCGTCTCGGTCGGCAACCTCGACGGCGGAGGAGCCGACGTCATGCAGACCTACATCGTCTGCGCGCTCCGCCACGACGGGAGATATCCGCCAGAGAACGTCCTCACGGCCGGAACAGGTGGCGAGGCGTTCGAGATCACCTCGGAAGGACTCGTGCGATGAGGCGATACGCTCAAGTGACCGCTCGCGTCGCGAATCCGCCGCAGGCGGAGGTCGACGCGGTACGCAATCCCGTCGATCTCGCCGGCGTCGACTTCGCGACGTACGTCTTGGCGTGGAAGTATTCCGGGAACGGAAGCGTCACCCTCAACGAAGGCGACGATACCGGCTCGATCGACTCCGAAATCTTTGATCTCAGCGCTAAGGGCACCGACGTGACGATCGAAGGGACAAGCGGAACTCGTCCCAACAGCGCCACCGGAGAACTTCGCGTGGTATTCATCGACACGACGCTCCGCAAGCGGTACATCGAGTCGATCGTCAGCGGGAACGACGCCGCGAGGCTCGGCTCCTTCGTCCTGCTCACGCGCCAAGGCGAGTGGAACGACGCCGACCAGTCCAACGCGGACGCGACCGCCGGCGCTGGAACCGGCGAATACGCGAGGATCGACTGATGGCAGTCGGAACCTACGCGCTCACGACTCTCGCCACGCTCAAGTCGTGGCTCTCGATCACCGACTCGGCCAGCGACGCGCTGCTGGAGTCGGCGATCGACCGCGCTACGGCGCTGATCGAGGCCGTCTGCGACCGCGAACTGAAGGCGCGAACCCACTACGAGTGGGCGATGCCGCGCGGCGAGCGGTCGCTGGTCGTCCGGCACTCGCCGATCGTCTCGGTCGACCTCGTCGCGTACGGCCGGACGCCGGCGATGGCGATCACGTCGGATACGTCGGCGACCGACGTCGTCGCCACGGTCGGCTTCGACGGCTCGATCCTCCGGCTCTACAAGGTCGCGGCCGACGGAACGACCTCGACGGCGTCTCTCAGCGTCTCGACGTACGCGACGACGTCCGCGCTCGTCTCCGAGATCCAGTCGGCCGTCTCCGGCTGGTCGGCGACGCTCACCCAGAACGCGTACGCGCGGTCCCTCTACCGCGTCGGAGGCCGGTCGGCCGTCTCCGCGGCCGTGACCCTCAACTACCCGATCGACTCGGCGGCCGAGTACGAGGTCGACCACTCGAGCGGAACGATCCACGTGACGGTCGATCGGTTCCCGGTCTCGATGGGCGACCTCAACCGGTTCCCGTCCGGCTTCTTCCCGGTCTTCGTCCAGTACGCCGGCGGATACGCGACGATCCCGGCCGACCTCGAACAGGTCGCGATCGACGTCGCGGCCGACCTCTACCGCGAGCGGCTCGTCGACAAGTCGGTCAACAGCGAGGCGCTCGGCGACTATAACTACAGCCGACGCGCCGCCGAGGAACTCCTCGGCGTCTACGTCGGCCGACTCGCGCCGTACCGGGAGATCCGATGACCGTCTCGTCGATGATCGCGCGCTGGTCGATCCCGGTCACGGTCCAGACGAAGTCGTCGGACTCCCTCGACGCGACCGGCTCGCGCGTCGAGACGTACGCGGCGGAGATCACGACGGCCTTCGTCCAGATCCGCGGGAACTCCGACGGCGTCGCCGGCGCGGCGGAGCGGTCGACGCGCGTCGCGGTCGTCTACTTTCCCGGTCGCAAGGTCGTCGCCGTCCGCGATCGTCTCGGCATCGCCGGCGGAACCTTCGAGATCACCAGCGTACGCGTGCCGGACGAACGCGCGACGGCGGACCCGCTCTGCTACACGATCGTGGACGCGGTCGAGGTCTTCGGATGAGCGGCTCGGCGCGCCATAACTTCGACGCCGACGCCGTCGCGCGCATCTTCCGCGAGGAGGCGACCGCGCTCGCGACCGACCTCGCCGAGGCGTTCGCCGGCGGCGAGGCCAACGGCGACGTGATCGGCGTGGTCGGCGTCCTCCAGAAGGCAGGAAAGTCGCCGCCACCCTCGAATCCCGGCGACCCTCCGAACTGGCGGACCGGAACGATGGCGCGGTCGTGGCGGACCCGCGTCAAGGGCAAAGGCGACCCGATCGTCGCCGTCGCCGGAACCAACGTGAAGTACGCGGAGTGGCTGGAGAACGGGACCAAGCGGATGCTGCCTCGTCCCTTCCTCGGCTTGGCTATGGACTCGATCGAGCCGTACGTCGCGCGCCGCATCGCGCAAGCCGCGGACGTCGTCAAGAAGCGCGTCGGCCAGATCGGAGGAACGCTATGAAGGCGATTCTGACGGCCATCTACGACCGGCTCAAGGTCGACACCGGAGGCGGAACGAACCCGGTGCGCACGGCCGTCTCCGATCGGATCTACCAGATCGAGGCGCCGGCGTCCTCGCCGCTGCCGCTCGTCGTCTTCGGACTCTCGAACCTATCGACGTCGCACGCCTTCGGCGGACGCGAAGGCGTCACCGGTACGCTCGTCGTCTCGGTCGTCGGCAAGACGCAGGTCGGCGTCGCGGCGCTCGCCGACATCGAGGCCGAAGTCTTCACGCTCCTCGATCGCCAGAACCTCCCTGCGACCGGCTACGGTCGCGTCTACCTCCGCGTCACGAACCGTGGCGTACCCGCGAACGAAGGCGAGTATACGCGCCTCGATTCGAGTCTTGAACTGGTCGCGCACGCGACCTCCTAGGAGCACGCCTCATGGCCTCAACCGTTGCCATCGGATCGGACGGAGCCGCTACCCTTCCCTCCGGATACAACGCGGTCCTCAACACGTGGGCCGCGACCCTGTCGAGAACGACGCAGGTCACGACCGGCTTCGGCGCCGTCGGCGCTTCGCGTCGCGCGTCGGCGGTCCACGATATCACCGGCTCGATCGGCGGAATGCCGAAGTACGACGCCACGACTCACATCCCTCTCCCGGTCACGGCGACCATCCCGACGGACCAAGCAGGCGGCCAACTCGTCCTCACCGTCGCGGCCGGATGCACGCTGACCTTCAACGCGGTGTTCTCCTCGTACGCCTTCAGCGTGACGCAGGACGGAGCCAGCACGATCTCGTACAACTTCGAGATGAACGACTCGGACGGCGCGGCGCTCGCGTGGGATGAAGGATCGTGATCCGGACGCGCGACGATCTCCGACGTCTCGGTCTCGGCGTCTCGACCGGCCGCGAGTGGCGCGTGCGCGTCGTCTTCGTCGACGGCTCCGAACGCGTCGTGCGACTCTCCGGTCGATGCGGCGAGGAGTCGGCCGTCCAGCGGGCGCTCCTCTACCTCAAGGTGTTTGACCGCTCGGTCGTCGATCGCGTCGACGCTACGATGGAGGAGCCGGATCGTCGCGTGGCGTCGACCGGCCTCATCACCAAGTAGGAGGCACCGTGGCAGACTTCGCGACTACGATCGCCGGCGAGACGCGTCTCGTACCTCGACTCACCGTGCGTCAGATCATCGACGTGCAGAACCTCGCCGCCGAGCGCGCTCGCGTCGCGCTGGTGCAGGATCTCAACGACGCCGGCTGCGACGCGGAGACGCGTCTCGATCGGCTCGAACGGCATCGGCGCGATACCGACCTCGTCCAGTACGTCGTCCGGCAGGCGTTCACGGTCGCCGGCGCCCACGAGATCCTCGCGACCGCGTTCGGCGGCGAGGTTCCGGCCGAGATCGCCGGACTCGCGATCACCGAGCAGACCGATCTCGCGCTGCGGGCGCTCGGCCTCGACGGCGTCAAGGTCGCCGCGGCGGCCGAGAAGGCGAACGGAGCGCCTGCGGAGGGAAACCAGTAGGCCGAGGCAGGGATTGGTACGCGGAGGCGGCGCGAATCGCACGCGTGTTTCCCGGTCTCGGCGATCCATTCGGCCTCGACATCGAGGCGTTCAACCGGTTCGCGATCGACGCCGTTCGCGATCTTGCCCGGCCTTCCCACGGTACGACGTCCGGCGGCTTCGACCCGCGCGCGTACGTTGACGAGCAGATGAGACGCCTCCATGAGTGACTTCGCTCTCAAGGTCGACTTCATCGCCGAGATGAGCGACTTCGACGCCGCGCTCCGCAAGATGGAGCGCGATATGGACGAGGTCGCCAAGGAGGTCGAGCAGGCCGGCAAGGAGATGGGCGCCGGCGTCGGTGGCGGCGCGAAGGTCGCAGCGAGCGGTCTCGAAGGGATGCTGCTCGTCGCCGGCAAGGTGATGGCGATGATGGCGGCGTTCGAGTTGGCCTTCGGTCTCGCCGGCGCCGCGGTGAATCTCCTCACGGGCAACTTCGAGGGACTACGCCAGAACCTGTCGAGCCTGCCGATCATCGGCGGCTTGATCACGAAGATGTACGAGTTGAGCGACGCGACCGGCAACGCGGCCTCGACGCAGGAGGAGTTCGCGGCTGCCATCGAGTGGACCGAGAGCAAGATCGAGGAACTCAACCGCAAGATGGGCGTGCTCACCGATGCGATCACCCATCAGGAGAAACTCCTCAAGTCGCGTGGAACGGACGATCTCGCGATCGCCGAAGCCACGTACGAGAAGCGGAAGGAACTGCTGCACCTCGAACACCGCGAGCGGATGGACTTGATCGACAAGGAGGCGCAGGAGCGCGCCGCGAAACTCGTCGAGGTATACGGCAACGATCCAGAGGAAGGAAGCGCAGGCGCCAAGTTGTTCGACGAGTGGACGGCGGAGATGCGGGAGCGGCGCAACGTAGAGATGCGGATGCACAGCGAACGCGAGGAGATGCTCGATCGCGAGATGAGCCAGACGCGCCGAGCGTACGAGGAGCAGGTCGCGGCGCAAGAAGCCGCGCAAGCCGAGGCCGCGGCCGCGCAGGAGAAGGCAGAGCAAGAAGCGCATCGACTCCGGATGGAGCAGGAGGCGGAGTATCTCGCCGCCCAGATGCAAGGTGCGGAAGACGCGAAGCGCGCGCGACTGGAAGCGATCGAGGCGGAACGCGCAGCGCGCGAGGCGGCCGCGCAGGAGGCGCTCGCGCTGGAGCAGCGTGCCGCGGAGGTCCAAGCCGAGGTCGCAGCGGCTCGCGCAGAAGCCGAGGCATCGGTGCGAGGCGCCACCGGTACGTTTGCGACCGCCGGCGGATCCTTCACGACCGGCGTGCAGGCGCAAGTCGACCAAGGCAAGGTGCTCGCGAAGATCAGCGAGCAGTCGCGCGACTTCCTCGCGCAGATCGTCCAGAACACCGCGGCGCTCGGAGGGTTCGGCTTTGCCTGAGTGGATCGAACACGTCTCATCGCAGACGATCTCGACGTCGCAAGGCCGCGGCGCCGCCAAGCGCGTCTTCTTCGCGTCCGGCTACGCGAACGCGTACGACCTTCTTGGGTCGTTCGGCCAGACCGTCGGCAGCGTCAAGGTTCCCAAGAAGGGAGACTCCTTCCCGAACCTCCGTGGCACGATCGCGCGCGACTTCACGGCGACGCAGGTCGACGGCCATACCGACCTCTGGCGGATCGAGTGGCAGTATGAGGTCGTGGAGCGGACGTTCGCGGTGCAACCGTCGTTCCCGGTCGCCACCGCGTACCCGGCCGAGGTCGGATACGTCGAGGAGTCGGCCGACGTCGCGGTCGAGTTCGTGGACGGCTATCGCCTTGAGGCGTCGATTCCCGGAGACGACGCGAGCGCGCCGGAGGTTGCGGACATCGGAGGCACGCCGATCGACGTCGGCCTGTCGCCTACGTCTATCCAACGACGTCGCCAGACGATCACGCTCACGGAGACGGTCAACGTGCCGCGGATCGCGGACTACGCGGAGGCGGCATTCAAACGGAACTCCGCGGCCTTCCTCGGAGCGGCTCCCGGACGCGTCCTCTATCGCGGCGCGTCGATCCGGCGGACCGGCTTGTACGTCTACCAAGTCTCGCATACCTTCATCGACGACGAATGGAAGCACTTGGAGCAGCAGCCGATCATCGACCAGAACGGCGTGCCGATCGACGCCGACTCCGACGGTCACGCCGATACCGTCTATCACATCCAACCCTTCCCGAACACGTACGACTTCGGTTCGCTCTCCTCCAACTTCTGAGGTACTCGATGGCCGACGAGATCACGCTGACCGCCTCGCTCGCGATCGGCGCTACCAACTTCCGCGAGTCGTTCCAACCCGGCACGATCTCGATCGACCTCGCTTCGACCGCAGGCGCCGGCGGAGCGCAGACGATCGGAACGACGTACGAGGCCGTGGCGAAGGGAGACACGACCGACGGTGGCGTGTTCTTCGTCCGCAACCTTGATGAGACCAACTTCGTCGAGGTCGGCATCGAGCATAGCGGCTCGACCTTCGTCGCCTTCCTGAAACTGCTTCCCGGCGAGTACGCGGTCGGCCGTCTCGCAAGCGCGACGATCTACGCCAAGGCCGATACCGCGCCGGTCAACCTCCAATACCGGATGCTCTCACCGTGACCGACCTCCCGCGATTCTCCGAGGGTGCGATCGGTCGTCTCGACTACGCGCACCTCAACGAGATGATGCGACGGCTGGACGTCCTGCTCCCGGTCGTCCAACGCGTCGCGGAAGGCGGTGGTACGTCGATCAACATCCGGCCGCTCATCTTCCCGGCGTACGCCGAGCCGTCGAGTGACGGCGGAGAAGGCGCGTACAACTGGTGGGAGGCGACGATCACCGCCGGCGAGGCGACGTGGAACGTACCGACCGACGACCCGAACGCGCGGAAGGGAGGCGACGGCGACGCCGGCGAGGGACTCAACACCTACGGGATGCTGCTCGACCCGTCGACGACGTGGGAAGGCGGATGGGCGATCTGCTTCGTTCTCAAGCGTACGCTCGGCGGCGTCGCATACGTCCTGATTCCCGTCTCGGCGGCCGGCGGCGCGTACGTCCTCGAACTCAACGGAGGCGGGAACGAGGTCACGATCAATACCGGAGCAGGTAGTCGGTCTTGCGCGCGGTACTCGTGCGAGGTCTACATCGGCAAGGATAAGACGTCGCTGCGGAAGGTCGATACCAACGCGCTCGCGTACGACCTGAACACGGCCTACCCGAACGAACCGACGATCACGCCGGCCGAGGGAGGAACGGCGCCGGCGCTTCGTCCTCGACTCTATGACCCCGGCACGATGTTCCTCGGCGTACGTCTCTCGGCACGCGTACCCGGAGGCGATCCCGGCGCGTACGCGTTCGGCGAGTTGCCGCGGTTCGACGTCTTCTGCGATCCCGAGGATGCACCCGAGCCATGACGTCATTCCAAAGACCTACCGTGCTCCAGCGCTCGCTCGTCCGGCGCCACTCGATCGGCTACCTCGACGATCAGCCGCTGGAGATCGTCCGCGCCGATACCGGCCTCGTCGTCGTCGATACGCTCGTGATCTGCAACGTCGCCGGGTCGACCCAGACGTGGACGATCTGGCACGTTCCGGCCGGCGAAGACGTCGACGACTCGCAATCGCTGTTTCACGAGCAGACGATCGCCTCGAAGCGCTCGACCGTGATCGAGATCCCGATCGCGCTGGCTCCCGGCGAGCGCCTATTCGCCGAGGCGAGCGCGGCAACGTCTCTCGTCCTCACGGCCTACGAGCGCGTCTGATATGTACTACGCCGGCTGCTGCTGCGATCCTCCCGATACGACGGTCTGCGATCTTCCGTCCGACTTCCCGACGTCCGTCCTCGTCTACGGCGGTTGGGAGTGTTCCACGACCGGTCGGAACGAGCCGAACGGCGACAACGCGATGTCGCTGACGCTTGCCGCGGAGTTCACGTTGAACCTCAACGACGCCGACTGCCAATGGTTCTGCGTCTCGTCGGCGGAGGGATCGCACTCGTACGTCGCTGGCGACTTCATCGACTGCCGAGACGAGTGGACCGCGACGATCACGGAGCCAGCGGGATTCGGCTGCTACGTCTCGCGTGGGCGGTGGAACCAGTCGACGATGCCGCTCGCGTTCTACGACGACGGCTTGCCGTGTTTCACTTGGGAACGGTTCTACCCGTTCTCCGGCGACTCGACTCGGTGGATACACCGTTCGGTCGGCAACCCGATCGACCCAAACACGATGTACGCGAGGTTCACCGCGGAGGGATTCTCGCCACCGATCGCGTGCGCGGGCACGGTCAACGATCGACGCAAGGCGTGGATCGAGGTCACGCTGTTCTACGATGCGGCGATCGAGACGGGCATCTGGGGAGCCGTGCCGGATATGCGGCAGCAACCCCTCCACGTCGTCTACCGGACGTTCAGCCAGACGTCCAACGAGTTCCTGCTGCCTCAAGGACCGGCGCGCTTCAAGATGGCCGAAGGAGGTCTGCACAACGCGCCGAACGGATCCGGCCTGATCACCGTACCTCCGGGTTGGAACGGACCATACTCGCCGTATGGACCCGTGGAACTCCCGCAGTACCTGCCCGGTCCGGACCCGTACACCCCGCTGAATCTACACGTACCGAATCCGGCGGCCGAACTATTCTTGCCGAGTGAGATCCCGCCAGCCGATCCGAGCCTGTTCTCCGATAGCCACTACCTCTACTGGCAATACTGGAGGATCAACGGCGAGGCTCCCAAGAAACTACAGGGCTGGGAGGTCGGATGCCAAGTGACTTGACCTGCGACCATACGACCGAGGATCGACGGTGCGGCCTCGGCCTGCACGTCATTCGACTAGTGCCGCTCATCTGCGACGCGTGCGACCGCTACGAGGGACCGAGCCGCGGTCTTGGCGACGACGTCGCCGGCGTCCTTTCGAGTCTACGACTGGACCGACCGTTCAAGGGACGTCGCTGCGGCTGCGGACGTAGACGAGCGGCGCTCAACCGCGTCCTCCCACGGAACCGCGACTGATGGCGACGTACTACTCCACCCTGTTCGCTCGGCTCGGCCGTCTATTCGCGCACCAAGCCGAGGTCGATACGATCATCGGCACGATCGACACCGAGTACGCGGCGACGGTCGCCGAATGGAGCGGTCTGCCCGTCGAGCAGATCGGTTCGCTCGCGCTCAACCAGCCGGGTCATCGCCGCAGCCTCACCGGTCTCTCGTCGGATCTCGTCGAGGCGGCGCAGCGGTGCCTCATCGAGACGACCGATGCCAACTTCAACCTTCGCGACCGCACGGTGCGAGGAGCCGTCGAGGAACTCGTGCGCCAGATGATCGCCGACTCCGAGACGGTCGACCGTAGCGCGATCACGGTCGGTTCGCTGACGGCCGGCGCCTCGAACTACGGCACGGGCACGATGCTGCTCTCCGCGACGTCGCCGAACCTCGACGCGATTGGGAACCGCCACGGGAATCTCCAAGTCGAGACGATCCGCTCCGAGACGATCTTCGCGCGGTGCGAGGTCGACTCGGCCGGCCGCTACATCTCCGAGGCGTCGGAACGGTTCCGCATCTACGGCCAGCGTCCGGTCGACCGGTACGACGCGGACTGGCCGGGAGGCAGCGGAACCGATACGACGGTCGACGCCGTCTCGCCTCGCAAGAACGGAGGATCGACCGCCGGCCAGCAGGTACTCACCAACGGCGACTTCGAGGATTGGAAGTCCAACGCGCCTCTGCGCTGGACGATCGCGAGCGGGATCGCGGGCACGCATATCCTTGCGGCCGGCTCCGGCTT